TATCAACACTAGTGGTAACACACCATCTATCTCCTTCTGGAGAAAGTTCCATAGCACCAATATATCTGAAGACGCTCTGCTCAATATTTCTTGTTGTAGTTACATTTCTATTTTCTAGTAAAGTAACTTGGGTATAAGGTAAAGTAATAAGATTGCCAGATTGCTGATAATTTGTAGAACCGCTTGATTCAATTCTGTATTGGAATGAATCTAGCTTGAAGAAAGGTCTAATTATTTGTTCAACTTTATCGACAGCAATTTTATAATCTGGATTAGCTGTGTCGCCCAAAGAGTGATCGACAAATCCATCTACAAAATAACCGTTTTTAAATCTATCAAGACCTTGGTCGTTCAAAACAGTAAGGTCTATTGCTTTCTTTTCAAGTAAAGTAAGTAGATTATAGTACTCTAAATTTTCAATTCTATTCTTAAGAACTCCAATTTCTCTCATTGTGTAACGTATATTAGCAATTTTTTTACTAATACAAGCAATTTTTGGAGTGTTTATGATTCTAGCAAAAGTTTCAGATAAAGAAGGATAAGGAGGAATATAAACGCTAGCAACACCCATCACGTTTTCCGGAACGTTTGGTGATATCGGAGTAATTCCTGATTCGCCCTTAATTACATTGAATAATCCGTTTTTATCAAGAGTAACAACATCTTTTCTAGGTAAATAGAAAGAATAATCTATAGACATATCACTGTCTGGCGCGGGTAATCTTAATCCATCAGTATCAACTATAACCGAAGTTGTAGTTGCTGGGTTAGTTGTTGCAGCTGCCACTGTTGTGGCACTAGTGGCTGTAATTTGCTTAACAGGTCTAAAGTCTAACGCATCTCTCAAAGAATATTCTGTACCAGCAGCTGATATATACTTTGGTATTTCATATGTAAATATTGTGCTATTTGATGTATTTACATCATCGATAGGATAAGAGTCTACAGAAAAATAACCAAATCCAGCAGAATAGTCTGGAGTAAAATGATCTAATTCGACTAACATGTGCATATTAGCTAAAGAAATACCACCATTGAACAACAAACGACCATGGTCATAAAGGTTATCTCTTTGACCATTGTCTAATACGAAATATGAAGTAACATTAGTACTATTTGCTGTACCGTTTGCAGTTGTAAATGCAGTATTATCCATTCTGATTGAACGGATCTTATAAACATCAGACAAACCTAAATTGTATGGTCCAGAACTATTAGAAATATTAGTATTGAGTTTAACATATCTATTAGGATTTAATATTTTTTTAACTTCAGCAGCTGTGGTTCTATCAACTCTATAACTAATCTTAGCAGAAACTGCAGTTGGAACAACGTTAGTTGCTACTTCTTTAAAATCTAAAGTTAAAATGCCACTTGCAACTGTCGCAGTTCTTGTTTGTCCGGTACTACCATTTGCAGTAAGATCAATAATGTCGCCAGCTCTTAAATCTTTGAAGACAAGATTTGCCGATGCAGATGGGCTGACGTTAGAAGTAACAGTCAACGAAGTAGAATTAGTAATAGAATTGATAAAATACGAATTTCCGTTTACTTTGATACGATTGCCAACAGAAAGTTTATCGAACTCTGTTGAAACACCTGTGAGTATAAATGATCCTGGAGAACCACCACCAGAAACTGTACCAGGAACTTGAATTAAAGAGTTTGCATTTAACGAAACTATAATTTCTCTTTTTTCCGCAGAAGAAAGAGTACCTGTGCTATAAGATAATGCTTCTAGAGATGTCGTTACTGTTGTAGTCAATGAAGAAGTATTTGCTACGTTAGCAGTTTTATCTTCTGAACGTATAAATTGGAACGAAGTATCAACAGTACCAGAGCTAGTTCTGATTGATCTGATGTTAGACGCACCTGTTGAGAAAATTAAAACGTTTTGATTGCTTTCGTAAAAAATTGATTTTCCACTAGCTAAAACTACGTCAGCAAAAAACCTATTTGATGCAGTTGTGCTGCCGATAGCCTTAGTATCTGTTAAAATGTAACCAGAATTCATAGTATAATCGTAAAGATACGCTCTCATTACGGCTGTAGGAGTTCCCATAACTCCTGATTCGTAAATCATAGCCTTCATTCTGGCAGTACCAATTATCTTTTGTGTAGCAGGAGAATTTTCTAGATTTGTAACTTCTGAAGTTAATCTAGTTTCTGCATTCAAGTAAAGATTTACTACAAAAGCTTCATCATGGTCAACAGAACCTGTTATTTCATTAATGAAGAAATAACCACCAGTTCTAGCATTTACTAGCTGGTTATTAACATCGTTGTAATCTGTACCTTTGTCTATTACGACATGTTGTGTGGTTATTTTACTTACTTCATAACCCTTAACATATGCAACTCCTGGTCCTACATCAACAGAAAGCTTTGTTGCGTCTCCGCCTTCGCTTAGTGTGTACAATCCTTCATTGCTACCAGTGTCTAAGTGTTCTCTAGTTCTTACTTCGAGACCTTTAACGTAATAATCTCCAGATTCATCAAAAGTTCTTTTTGCTAATTCGTCATAAATTCTTGCATATTGAGAACGTTCATTTGAAGCTTGAATAACTCCATTTTGAATGTCCATAAAGGTTATGAAGTTTTCGTTATCATAACCTGTTTTATAATCGATTGATGTTAGAAGGCATTCAATTTTATATCTATGTGCACCTGGAGCATTTTCATTAAGAGATCCTAAAGCATTATCTGCTAAACTAGGATCTGATAGATCTGTAACAAAACTCTCAGTTAGCTGCAAACCAACTGATTTGGTTGGGTCTGCGCTGTACTTTTCTATTACTGTAGTTTGTGCTGGGAAAGCAAGGAAATATCCCTTACTGAAAACAACACCCTGACTTACTGAGAAAATAGAACCTGTTCCAGTGTAATTTTCATAAGTTGAAGGAACAACAGTAAACCCTAAAGAAGCATCATCAGAAACTGTTACAGCTTCGTCGTTTAAAAACACACTTGATGTTACAGAAGAAGATGTATATCTTAATAGGATAGCATAAACGTTATTAATTTCATCATACACTGCAGCTCTAACAACAGCGGTGATACCTGTAGTAGCACCGACCACTGTTTTACCAACAAGACTGGACAAACTACTGGCTAAAGGTTGAATAGATAAAGCCTTGATGTAAGAAACGTCAAGCTCTAGGTCAAAAGCTCCTCCTAATACTATAGAACCTTCTCTAAAAATATGAGAACCAAATCTTTCAATTTGTTTCTGTAACATAGTTTGCATCTGATTAAGTTCACGAGCTTGTATCGCAACAGATGGACGAAATAGGATTTTATAATATTGTTTATCCTGATCGTAATCATCATAATACGGAGGAACGTTAAAATTTGCCATACTTACTACCTATTAAATTTCTATTGTCAATTTGAAGACTTCTGTTTGCGTATTTGCGCGATTGACATTATTTATGTTGTCAATGTAAATTGGTTTTAAATCTTTGGTGTATACATCACCAACATGAGATATAGCAATGTTACAAACGTAAGAACCTGAAGCATTGGCTAATCCCTCATTATTAATGAAATACTTATCACCAGAGATATGAACTTGTGTTGTATTAGAAAACACAACAATTCCTCTAGCACCGCTATTAACGCCAAGAACAAAATCTCCTGGAGTAAAAGTAGTAGAAGGAGAAACCGAAGCTTTTAAAATTTGATTAAATGTATTTGTAGTATACTGATCTCCTTTACTAATTGTTCCAGTAGTAAGGTTAGATGTCAAAGAATAAGGATTTCTGATAATACCAATTTTATTGTATAAAATGTTTGCGGTTGGTATCGAAGTGCCTTCTGTATTAGAAAAATTAAACGCGATTGCTAATCCTTTAGCGTTCAATTCAGTAATAGGATCGTATGCATGGCCTCCAGGAGGAGGAACGATAGCATAAACATTTGCCCCGTCACCATAGCTACTTTGAATTTTTACATTAGCCCAAGAAATATTAGTTCCGATATCTAGCATCACAACGTTAGAGATAGAGTAGTTTGATGTATTAACTATAGAATATGCTTTAGGATCGGAATCTCCGTCAGTTTCGAAAACGACAGCGGGACTAATCAAGTATTGAGTTATACCACTTGTTATTTTAGTAATTTCAAACGGCTTGGTGTTGGCAACAAACACAAACTTACCGCTAGAGTTCGCAACATAATCTGTAATTGTTCTGATTTGTGATGTTGCTTCTACAGTGTTGTAGATGTATATTGAGTTATTTACGTAAAAATTATCAGAAGAAGAAGCATAGTTTTCTATCTGTACAATTGTAGAATTCTGTACAGATCTAATGATGCCATTTGTATAAGCAGTGTAGCCACTACCAGAATTTGTTATCATAACAACTTCTACGCCGCTATAAGATGCAGCAGTTGAAGAAACTATTGCACTGACGTATACAGGGACAAAATTTTCTGAAGAAAATCTGTCGTTGTTATATTCCGTAATAGAATACATATATCTCCACTTATATCCATCGCTTGTTTGGAAAGTCGAAGGTTGCGAAGGAGATCCTATTGTGCCTGGATCAATAGTAGAAACTGAACCATTAGCATTATCGATACACTTATAGATGTTATAATTACCGCCAATAACTGATGGTGTAGAAATAACATAAAAATTATTATTAGCCAACACTGTATTTGATGTGTTGTCATAACGATCGTAAAATTGACCAGAAGCCCAAGTTTTTTTAGATATGACTGGAACGATCTCAGAAGATGTTATCTTTTTACCAAATAACATCAGCCAATCGTTTATGAAATTAATCGAATAATCTTCGTTCGATATTTCCGGAACGGAACCCGGATATGCTACAGGATTAGCAGCAAAAGCGTAATAATGTGATGTGTTCGAGAACACATTGTCCACTATTTCATCAATTACTGCTTTCTTGTAGGAAGGAAGGATTTTACCCATTAAATTACTTTCCTATTGCGGTCCAATACACACCAGTTGATATAGTGCCGTTGTTTCCTTGTAAAATAATCGCAGTTGAATTAGCGCCAACAATAGCAACGTAAGTATTAACAGTATTTGAAGAAACTGATGCAGAAAATAAGTTTGTGAATGCTACACCACCAACTGCAGAGAAAGTTGTGACGTTAGCTGTAGAGTTAACAGCTGCGATAAAGCCATACTGATACAATAAACCGTTTGGTAATACAGTATAACCATTAGCAAAGTTTGAAGAGCCTACGCTAGAAGAACCTAAACTGAAAGTGTTTGTAGTTACGTTTGCTTCTCTAATTGAAATTCTTGAAGAGTTTGCTGTCCAATTAACAGTTGCATTGCCAAGATAAACTGTTGTGCTGTTTGCAAGAACACCACCGACTGTTGCAGAAGCGTTAATGCTTAACGTGTTTTGTGTTAGAGAGGAGTTTACAGAGGAGTTACCTAAGTTTATAGAAATTGTGTTAATAGTAGCATTACCTAAAGAACTATTACCAAAAATAGAAATTTGCGTAGAGTTTACTGTTGCATTAGCTGCAGTATTTCCTATACGAATAACTGTGGTATTAGCTACTGTACTTGTATTGACAGTGGTGTTAGTCGAAGTTACAAAACCACCTGTGTTGGAAACAACAGAGTTAACTGAAGAGTTACCTATACTAATTGCCCCAGTAGCTGTATACGAAGAATAAACTTCGTCAAAATTTTGGTTTACTTTATTAAATGCATCTCGAATTGGATCGCCTGTACCATCATTTGGTGATCCACCAATAAAGACTGTTTGCTTTGCCAAAGTTTTTCTCCTTTAAACGTAATATCTATTAACTATGATTCTACCCTCATCTGCTCTGTATTTTGTCTCAGAAGCTAAGAGGTAAGAAATAACTCTACGATCATCCGCTGTTACAGTTGTTCTGTCCGCGCTTAAAAAACTAGAATAATTTAATATGGTTGCATCTGATTTTACTGAATTGGCAAAATAAACACCAAAAACAGTGATATCAGCAGTTTTATCAGTAGTATTAACCAGCGCCGGTATACTATTACCTGAATCTGTCGACCATGGGCTAGGAAAAATGGTAACAGAATCAAAAACTAAATTGGCTGTCGATGTACCATATAAGAATTTTAAATACTTACCAAATAACTCCGAACCAGAACTGTGGAATGTATCGTATATTATATCTTTGTATTTATTTAATGTTTGTGCGACTCTTATCTCATAAGAATAATCTTGATAATAGTAGCTATCTTGTATATATTTATCAGAGTCTAAAAATCCTCTAGTAGTAGAGTAATAACCTGTGCCTCTACCAATTGGTCCTTTAATTACTCTTGCTCTAATAATTTTTTCTGATACGTCACCTACGGTGTCAAATTCTACCAAAGAAGATTCTAAACGTGCACCTGAACCATTTGCTGTAGAAACTCTTATTTCTGGTATTTCTTTATAACCGGAACCGCCATATGTTATTGTTACATCTGATATAGCGCCATTTCCATCAACTGATGAAACGTAACCATTGGCTATGAATGAGGGATCACCGCCAACGAACAGTAGCTGTTCGTTTTCTGCATATCCGGAACCTGTGCTAGATATAGTTACTACATTGGAAACACTAGAGTGTATATATGCTCTTACTTGTTCGCTTTGTACATAGCCTTTACCAGAATTGATAGCTTCGGCTTCTAATACGATGTTATTACCAGTGTTCGGATAAGCCAGAATAAGTTCGTTTTCACCAACCAATGAACCATCATTGGTATACATAATGTCTTCATATCTTGCAAACCCAGAAGGTAAAATTGTAGGAGCAAGTCTATACTGAGCAGAAGCAGTTGAATTTATAGTTGGTGGTCCATATAAAGTCAACTCTGAAGAAGAAACTGCAGTTCTAATTACAGCATATTCCATAGTTGAAGCATTTGAAGAATTTGCTTGCAAAGCAATAACGTCATTATTTTGATAGAGGTCAAATGATGTACCAACTCCAGAAACAGTATTTGACGTTGTGTTGTAAGTTAATGTTCCAGGCAACGGATTCGAAGTTATCACCGATCTTACGAATACATTTACGGCAGTTTCATAAGAATTGCCGATAGAAACGTTACCAAATCCTAAAATACTACCAAAAAGTTCTGTGTTATAACTTAAAGTTGTTGTTAAAGTATTTTCTATATTTGCTGAAGGATTTAATGGGAACCCATAATTGGGCGCATTTAGCGGAAGAGTCAAATAATCATATAAAATATCTGTGTTATATTCTACGAGTTGCTGTGACGTTAACGAATCAATAGACAACGAAGCGCCACGACCAGCAGCACTTGTTTTGTAAAGGAACACTAGCGAGTTTGCAGTATAACCAAATCCGCCATCAACAAGATCATATCTTAAAGAACCAAATCCTGTGAATAACTTGGTTACTGTTAATATACCATCAACACCATAAGAGATCACATCGTTATTAGTTAAATCTCTATGAACAATTTTAATAACATCTCCGATATTATAATCTTGACCACCACTAACAATTGATATTCTATTTAAAGAGCCCAACAAAGTTGGTGCTAGGTTGATGGCCTCTGTGTTTTCTTCATCATCAAGCAAAACTATCTTTTCATTAATTTCGAATTCTTTTTTTCTTGGCAAAATATTCGAAATGTATAAAATGTTGATTATGTCGTTGTTGTAGTTTTCTCTAACAAAGTTTTCAACTGTGGCTGTTACTTTAGAAGTCGCGCCGATAATAGTTTTGCCGACATAATTCGATAAATTTTCATTGTCTGTTACTTCTAGGTACTTTGGCTCAACCCAAGTGCCGTCGGAAACCCTGAGAACGTCTTTACCGGGAAGATAAACTTCAATATCTTCATTATACAGCAGTTTAAAAAGTAATCTATAACACTGTATAGTTCCTTTTGAACGGTAAACGTCCAAAATGTGTTTCAATAGAAATCTTTTATTAGCAATAACATTGAAAGGAATGCCGTACAAATATTTCTTTTGGAAATACTCTAAAAAGCTTTCTAAAGTATTATCAATATCTCTGTAATCAAACAACCTTCTTGCTTGATAAATTGGCTGTTCAGAAGATTCCATCCACTCATAATATGCTTTTAAAAACAATACAAAGTCTGGACCCTCTTCTTGGTAAAAAGCAGGGAACTGATTCTTGATGAAATTAGAGATAAATTTTTCTTCTTGAAACTTCATTATCTTTGCGTTTCTATTACAGAGATAGTTACATCATTAGGATCGATTGATATAATTTTATTTTGTGCAGCGTATATGTCTTTAAATCTAGATCTGATGTACAATGAGATATAGTTTGAATAACTTGCCACATTAATCTCATTTAAATTTATATTTCCTGTCGCATAATCTATAGTGCCGACAGTTTCTATAGGTAAAAGCGTAGTTCCTATAGGAGCATATAACAAAATATTACCTTTAGCGTCATCTTCGAAAAACGCAAGTTCATAAACTTTTCCATCATTAGCATTATATGTAAAATTAGAAGATATTAAAGTAGCGTGAGCATATCTTGCATCTATTTCAGAGTCATGGAGTTGTTTGTGTTGAGCATTATCAGAAAAAATACTTGCGTCATAGTACAAAACGTTTCCTACTGAAATGTTGTACGTAGTATCTTGATTGAAATTAGGAACAATTCTCTTAATTATTCTAAGTTCTGTGTCATTACTTGTAATACTTGAGTCAGCCGAATCTATAGAAGCTGTCAATCTGCTATATCTTAAATCATTAGCAAACTTTTCTAAGTTATTTGAACTGTAATTTAAAATTGAGCTTAAAACTGCAGTTTGAATTTCAGATGGTGTTTTTGTTGTGCTTTTAGGGTCATATTGAACTTCAGTAAATATATCACAATATGTGTATTCGGGATCGGTTATTACAATTCTATTTGGAAGAGCAATATAATCTTGTAAATAATTATAAATTTTATTTTTAATATAATTTGGAGCAATTGTTCCTGTTGTTGGCTTTACAGCTACAATTACTCTGCCATATAACTTAGGCTCTATTTCTTGACCACCATAGACAGTAACGTCTGATATTTCACCACCAAAGTTAACAAGAACCAAACTCTTGTAATCGTCCGAAGAAATAGCTCTCTGTTGAGTCGCAAAATATCTTGGCGCTGAAAATCTCACTGAATCCATATTTTCTTTTTCGGAACCACCAGAAGACGAAGAAACAAGAGTTATTGTCGATGAAGTAATTTGACCGCTATTAATTGGTCCAAAATCGTCTTGTAAACTGAATACAGTTATACCATCAGCATCTATACCAGAAGAAACTCTATAATTTGCATTTAAAACTGCTCCGTCTTGAGGTTTTCTACCAAACAAGCTGTCTCCAAATACAATTTCATAACTATCGCTTTGCGCACCTTGCAAAAAGTAAACATTAGATTGACCATTTAATCCGAACAAAGTTTCTACTCTTTTAAACTCTGTATTAGAAGAACCGTTGTTTTCTACAACATTTAAAGTAAGGCTATTAACGTCTATGTTTTTGTTAGTTAAAATAAACTGCTGATTTTCGATGCTATAATCGACTACAAAAGAATCTTTGTAATAATCGCCTTCGTAAATCAAAAGATTAGCTGTAGTGAATGTGTTTGATCCTGAAGAAAGAACTTTTGATTGGTCTGTAGTGAAAGTAAAGGAACCATTAGCGTTAAACCCAGAAAATCTGGTGCCTTTTGGGATATTCAATTTACCACTGTTTATTGTGGTTTGTAATGAAAGATTAATCTCTGCTATAGAAGATTTTGCACTTCTTGGAAGATAGTTTAACTCTTTTGCGTGAGAAATTACGGAATCGTACTTTTGAGCTGAATCAAGAAACATTTCTGATGCAACCATATTAAGGTAAAATGCATTAAGAAAAGAATTATAAGACATAACATCAAGAAGAACATTGATGTTTGAACCATCAAAATCGTAATCTTTAAATACTGATTGCGTTTTTAAAAATTCTTTAAAATTTTCTTTTAATGTATCAAAATCAATAGAACTTAGTGTTAGTGGGCTGTTTGTGGCCATTTATCGAACTCTTCTTAAAATGTACTCAAATGTTATTTGTTCTGGACTATTTATTGTATTGTACACAATCGATATTTTCACTTCATTTTCGTTATCGCCCAAAGAAACATCAACGCCGAGCAAATTTACTCTTCTTTCGTTGTTTTTAATTGTGTTTTCAATGTAAAATTCTACGTCATTTAAATTTTCACCATTGTTGAGTTCAAATAAAGTCGCAAGAACATTAGAACCAATATACGGTTGAAATAATCTTTCA